TTTCTACACATCGCACGAAATTCAAGAACAGTAGGAGCCTTTCCGCTATCAGGCATATTCTTCAAAGCGTAAGCAATGGAATCAGCATGGTTTTTGAATCCAGCAAGTTCATGCGCCCAATCAGCTTTAACTTCATCAATGTTCAGACCTTCCCAACGGCCAAGGAAGTCACGGCCATAGATCATTGTCAACTTCGTAAAGATACGTTCTACCCAAGGCATTGGAAGGCTCATTTGCTCACCTCAATGACTTTCTGGGATTGCATATCAATCGTGCGGAAATAGTCTGAAGCATCCTGGTACGGTTCAGGTGCACGTTTGGCAATGCTTGGCACTGCCTCCTCCATCTTCAGGCGCATAGACCGCTGGTAAACAGTCTCTGTCTGATTTTGTTTGTCAGCAATCCACTCTGCTTTCAATCCTTGGCTTCCACGGGTACACCACTCAATCAGGAACTTTTCCAAAGGCCAGTTTAGTTTGGCAGCTTCAGCCCTTGCACCATCAACAACAGTTGCAGTCACAGCAGCCTTCTTTGCTTTCCTGAGAGACAACCAATCAGACCAGACTTGTTCAGCAACATCAGGAGGGCAAGCAACGACAGTTGATTTATTCTTGTGTTCTGTGTTTTGTGTAATGTGTTCTGTGTTATGTGTAGCATTGCCTTCGGATTGCGTTGGCAATGCGTTCGCATCCTTTTGCTTGCTCCATCTTACTTTGGCACTCTCACTAGCCTTCTGAGACTTATCACCAGCTTTAGCCAATTCTTTATTTGCACGATGATGAACCCATCCATCAGGTGTATGTTCAAAATACTCACGCAATACGACTGCAATGCAATCGCTATGCGAACGCATCCTAATCTGTCTTGCAACTTCAGATTCATCAAGAGGAATTGGACTTTCATGTAGATAGTACCAATCAAGCAAGCGCCGATAAGTAAGGTCTTCCATCTCAGAAAGATGTTCGGTATGGCTTTTGTAGTCGCCAATATTGAATTGGTAATAGTGCATTGAAGCAACTCCGCAAATCTCCCAGAAAGAAACTACGGCAGGTGGGGAGTTCACTTTTCGATACGCTCATGACTTCGTATCTAGCCGGGTTTCAGAACACTATATCACTTTTTTGGCGGCTTGCCAAAGTATTGTTTCGTACCGTCCTGGTTGTCTTTCTTCAGGATCGTCCAGCCACTTGTGCGGACCAATCGAGCCATCTTACTGTGAGGGCTAGTGGTAGGAAGGTAACGGGCAATCTCTGCTGCTGTAACGCCTTTAGGCTTGGCTAACAGCACTCTAAGACGATCTGTCTGACTAGTGGATTTCTTGAACATTGTGAACATGAGACTATCCTTTTTTTGGTGAACGTGAAAAAACTTGTTTCTTAGGGGTTGCATGGCCTACATGGAAAAACCCGCAATGAGGGCACTTATAAGCCTCCATAGGACTATCGCGTCTGCGGCCAACAATGACCAGCGCTAACTCTTTAGTGGGCAGCTTGTCCTTGCCTTCGCACTGCGACTTGGAATCTGTCTTGTAGGTCATGCTCTTGAATATGCAACAACTTGCACTTTATCGTTGTAGTTATTGGGTCTGCCTCTATTGCTTGCGTTAGCAATCTCTGTCTTGTTAAACAGCCCTACAGCAGTTGACAAGTCAAACGCATTACCACGACTTTTAGCTGTGCCATCAGGCCAAAACAATGGATCAACGGCAATCTTTTTCTTTGGCAATTCTAGTTTCTTGCCTGTTACTTCATAGAAGTAATTGAACTTGTTTGATTTAGGGATAAAAACTTTGCTGACCAGCTTGATGATTCCATCTACCACAAGTTCATCACGAATGATCGTAGGGGATGCCTCAAATTTATCGTACATCGCTTTGGCAATGATTCGATGCGGCTTCTTCAGCTTCATCTGATCCAGATAAAACTGTTTAGCGAGTGATTTGCTCAATGTAGATTCTCCTTTTAAAAATGCGTTCAAGGGTAGCGACAAGAAGTGCTTTGGTAGCAGCTTCAAGATCACCAGGATTGTCTGTGTAGCGTTTCGCCATCGTAACGGCATGGTCAAGCATAGCCAGACTTGCTAGTGCCTCCCATTGTTCATGTTTGTTCATAAGCGAAAGATTACATCAAAAAAAAGATGCGTCTATAAGGGTTTGTCCTAATATGAAAAAGATTTTTCTTGGTCAACAATAGAGGCCTCAACAACTTAGGAGTGTCCATGAAAATACAATTCACCCGCGCAGAAGTGGAAAAAATCCTTCTTGACTACGCAAACAAGATGCTGGAAGGTTACGGCTTTAACACTGTTGAAGGCAGCAGTTATCGCGGCTTGCCTGAAAGCGTTGAATTGACAAAGGAAGAAAAAAATGAAGATACAAGCGCTGAGTAAAGTACGCAGCTTGTTCTGTGTGCAAGGTGTTCCAGCACACACACAGCGACATAACTGCCGCCAATGGATCAAGTCAATCAGGTTTCTTGGCGACAAGTGGCTTCTTGCTCAACCAGTTAAGAGGCCAACATGAACGACTTTGATGGCGTAGAGTTTTGTGCGTATTGTTTTGAAGAACGTGCAGATAAAATATCTTGCTGCCAAGAAAACCACTTCATTGAGTTTAAAGACCTTGATGAAGAAACTCAAAAAGAATTAAAGGAATTAAAATGAATGTCTATCAAGCAATAAATGCAATTCAATACGCTTTGTCTAAAATTGGCATCACAAAAGATGGCCGCAATACGCAAGGCAATGGTTACAGTTTTCGAGGGATTGATCAGGTTTATAACACGCTATCCCCATTGCTGGCAGAACATAAACTTTGTATCTTGCCAAGGGTTGTTAAATCAATGCAAACAGAGCGTCAAAGTTCAAGTGGCAAAACATTGATTTATAGTTATGTAACAATGGAATTTGATCTTGTTAGTTCAGAAGATGGTAGCAAACATACGATTTGCACTGTTGGTGAAGCATTTGATTCTGGTGATAAGTCCATGAATAAAGCCATGTCAGCAGCGTATAAGTATGCAGCTTTCCAAGCGTTTGCAATACCCACTGAGGGAGACAATGATTCAGAGTCACAGACCCATGAAGTGATTGCCAAAAAAGTCATCATCACGCCATCACAAGGTATTGCCGATACTCTGTCAGCAGAAGATTTGCAGTACCTTCAAGAATTAGCGATTGAGTTAATCGCTAACGTAGCGGAAGGAAATCCAAAACAAGCCCTTGAACGGCTTGACAAAGAAAACCTGGAAGCAGATCAAAAGGTTGGATTGTGGTCAATGCTAGACAGCAAGACACGTTCAGCCATCAAAAAAGCAAAGGAATGAAAATGCAATATGACAACAGCAATCGCGGAGCCATTTTTAAAAACGATGATAAGCAACAAGACAACCATCCGGACTACAAAGGTAGTTTGAATGTTGGTGGTGTTGATCTTTGGGTATCTGGTTGGCTTAAAACAAGTGAGAAAACTGGTAAAAAGTTTTTGAGCCTGTCTGTCAAACCAAAAGATGACAAGACTCCAAAGCCAGCGCCAAAGCAGCAAAAATCATCAGAATTTGATGATGATGTCCCATTTTAAGGAAACAATATGAAAAAAGCACTGATCGGTATTTATCTTGCAACTCTTGCCACAATGACCTGGGCATCTTGCACAACACAAACATTCATGATGAATGGCAAGATCACCATCTGCACAACTTGCTGCGTTGGAAGTAACTGCACAACCAACTGCTTTTGATTAACGGGGCTGAAAGCAGATCGCTGGTTATTAGGGAACGTGCCTAAGACCACAAAGAGATACCAGCCGCAGCGAGTAAGCCCCACCTACAAGGAAAAGAAATGGAAACCGTTCAGGTCTATAAAACAAGCGACAACAAGTTTTTCGAGAACTTGATTGAAGCAACGCAACATGAAAATCTTTTAAAGCATAAACCCGAAATTGCCAAGTTCATGAAGTCTGACTTTTGCGAATATAAGGGAAGCGCACATCAAACAATGATTGAGCGAACACTAATAAATTGGATTATGTGGAAGGAAAAGAAGTGAAAGAAACTCAATCGTTTGGAATGACAGAACTTCAAGTCATGAAGTGGGCGCAAGATCGCGGCATCTACGAAAACGGCACAGCATTAGGCCAAGCCAGCAAGACAGTGGAAGAAGCCTGTGAACTGCTGGTAGCCGTTGCTAACAATGATCGAAAAGAAATTGCCGATGCTATTGGTGATGTGATGGTCACATTAGTTAACGTAGGCGTTCTGGCAGACTTTGATATTCGCCAGTGCTTCTACGATGCGTTCAAAGTCATTGAGAACCGCAAGGGCCACATGAACAAAGATGGCGTGTTTGTTAAGGAATCTTGATGCGTCTGTGCTAAACAGATGAACACAAAGACAAAGCAGTTGTTTCAACTTTTTTGACTCGATCGGTCCACCCTTTGCCAAAGGTGGGCCAATTTTTCAAATCCATCATGAATGACAAACGGCGTTTTGAATAGTCTTGCAGCAAGTCTTTGTCGCC